CAAGAACACTATAAATAGTGCCCCTTGCTTCCACTAAACCGGGAGGAAGTCAAGAGTACCAATCACGTAAAACCCGGAAAAGACATCTGTACATCCGTGATTGGGTTAGGGGGGATCACCATCCGCCGGGCTCGTTTGTTGCGGGCGGGAGCGCGGCTTTAAGGACGGTGATAGGGGCTCCGACAAAGAAGCCAGCTGAGAAATCTTCTCCAATTGCTCTATGGATAAACACCTTGCTTGTCGAGACGAACTTGAAAAGCAGGACTTGGTCTGGATGAATATCAGTTCTAGCGGTTGGATTGCCAACTGTATTCAAATCTGTAAGAGCAACGTGCTGACGACTATAGAATGGCACCTCTACTTCCAATCCACCTCCCATCTGATGAGTAACTGCAGTGTTGTAACTCTGCAGATAATATTTTGCTACGTTTGCCGCTGTAAAAGAGGCAGTCGCAGCTGTATTCATCAGTGGGCCCGTGTTTTCAGTCAACATCACTCTTGCGGTCGAGTTAACGTTGGTTGCTGAATTGGTATAGAACATATACCTAGTACTTCCACGCCAGTAATTAAACATTGGTAGAAAGTAATTAATATAGTCTATTGAGAAGGGCATTCTTGTGACGACCAGGGAACTAAGTTCAACCTGGTTAATCAACAAATGTCGAAAACCATCTGTTACATCAGTAGACTGGGAGGCAAGTTGCCACCAGGGGACGAACCTTTTCATTAAGGTTCGTAGTGAGGTGATTCTCTCTCCGATACAATAAGCCGAATTTGACACATCGTTACTTATTGGAACGGGAACCACAGGATCACAGGCGGGCGATAATGCCGATGAATCCTTTTCACACACTTTCTCTCCCGCAGCTTGAGGCGTCCAAACATGGGTTCCGCGTGGTATCACGGGACCCCAAATGCTTAGAGCTCTGGCGTACGTTTGATTTCCCGAAGCAGAGAAACTTATCTCTCGTCTTCCTGATGTATCCTCCAAAAATGTCGCCATTGAACATCCCACTGCACGGTGGAAGTTTATGACGTATTCTTCAAGGTTGCCGCATGGACCGAAGCGACCTTTAGAATCCCATCCAGTGAAACCATTACCCCAATCATCGAAAGGATAAGGAAACAAGTTGGTACAGATCATAGCCAACGTTTCCATTGATCCCTTTCTTGGGTTCCAATGGTCACAACCTTCTAGCTCCTTTGCCATTTTGATTTGTTCTTCAGTTGTGTACATCGCCATAATGGTGGTGTCCACATCTTGTCTTGAAGCAACAAATCTCTTAAAGCTAGGAGATCTTGGAGGAGTTTGTATACTGTCTTGTTGTGGCCCTTTCTTCTTCCTTTCTGGAGTACCTCCAACTTGGGGTTCCCAGCCTTTATCTTCCTTATCACTAAGGTTTCCGGCAATGGGGTCCACCACGATTTTGGAGAGTCCAGAAGCAGGTTTGTCAGGCGCCACGGGGTATATGACTGGAGTGATCGGTTGAGCGAACTCAAAATCTTCTCCAGCACAGACTTCACATAAAATGTCCAAGCTTGAGCTCACAGTATCAGGGCTCTGAAGGACGTTCAATACTTGTACCCACAACACACCGGTGCACATTGTGACGTTCTTGTACGGGGTGGTTGCGACAAATGGAACAGTGAAATTAAATTCATTGCAGGTCCGAATGTCGATTACTTGAGTGTAACAGTAATTGGGATTTGGGGGTATGACGGGGAGGTTCACATCATTGCCTGGTTGCCACGAAACCAATAACCTTCCAGAATGATATTCTGTCTTGGCTAATTTAAAGTGGAACTGGAAAGATCCACGATAAAGGCGAAAGAATTCCGATAAGTAGCTGACTGGTGTGTGAACCGTACGAGTCGAGTCAGCTGTCCTGAATGTCCGAGGACCCATTGGAATTCTAAAAAGGGTCGTCTCAGTTGCCATATTTATAGACCATGAACTTGTTCTATAATAGCTAGGGATGCTGATCAAGTATGAGATATCCATCTCATCAATGGATTGACCGGCAAATCCTGGCATATGGGAAACTGAGGAGTTGTGGTTGATACCAAGGTTTCGAGCGAACGAACCACCATCTGAGTGATTCGTGTGTGCAAACACTGCACTCTCCACTTTGGCTACCATGTGGTCAGAGATGGGCTTAGAGAAGCCAAAAGCTGCCGCTGAACCTGAAGCCAGAGCTTTTGCCCAAGGGGGTAAATCAGTTACGGTACTGTATAAAGGAATCATTCCTTTTAATGCAGTTCCGATGGTCCCTGATAACGAGGCTATGGTTCC